TGCTTTAAATCCCGTATTTTGAGATTGAAGCGATGCTCTAAGAATACCTTCTTCTACTGATTTTTGTAGTGAATTTTGTATTTGTAAAGCAAAATCATCAACAGTCTGCGTTAATGTATTTAACTGATTAACTAACGCATCATTAGATTGTTCGATAGTCAATCTTTCATTTATTTCAGATTGTACTTTAGATTGTAAATCGGTTACTGTTGTATTTAAATTGGTAACTTCAGATGTTAAATCAGCAACTTGCTTTCTTAAATCTTCATTAGTTATTACTTCATCATCATACAATGCTTTTGGAACTAAATTTAAATTAGGTTTTGGAATATCAGGTTTAAGTTCCTTAATATTTAAATCAATAGCTTTTAATAATTCTACTTCATCGTATTTTGGTTTTGATAATTCCTTAAATACTAAAGATGATGCTATATTATTTTCATTGATTATGGTAACACCATATTCATTTTTCGCAATAGCAGTTGAGCCGGAAGTACTTAGTATTGATTCTAAATCCGATTGTCTTTTTTCTTCTAATTTTTGTGCTATTGCTTCTAATCCTGTCATATTATACTATTTCAAAAATTAATTTGTCATCTACAATAGTAGATATACCACTTTCGATTATTTTAATTTTTAACTTATAAGTTCTATTAATTGGCAAACTATTTAAACTCATATTAAAATAATTTGATGTAGAATCACAACTTATTTTAGTATAATTTCCAAATGGATATATTACTTCGCCTGTTTTATAATCTTCTAATTGATAGTATGCTGAACCAGATGGTAAGTATTTTGATTGGTCATATTCAAATGTAGTACCAAAAGATTTTAACGGATAAACATCTCTACCTTTTACTCTAACTTTAATAGTTTCGCCAGCAGGATATTTATTTTTTAAGTTGGTTAAAACTATCTTATATCCATCTTCTGCCGAACCCGTTACAGGTGCCAAACTGCCTGTTGAAAATGAACTATCATCCCAAACTACTTCTAACTTTGGTTCGTATATTGTATTTGTTTCTTTTGAAAAGAATTTAAGTACACCATAATCTGATAAATTTTCTTCATTTTGTAAACTATGATGAACTATAAATCCATTATTTGGAAATGAACCACTTAACCACATATTTACAATATTCGTTACATTCATTCTAATATCAGCTTCTTCATAGTTGTATGATTGAGATGCTTCAGAACCTGTGTACCAAGTACCACCTTCCGCATTTGCAGAACCTGTGGTTCCTGTTGCGAAAATAGCTGTACCCCCTAATGTGTTATTCTGCCATAAATCAGTACCATTTTTGTATTTCCAACTAACACCATCCGATGTTATATTATCAAATTTAGTACCAGTTCCCATTGTCCAACTTTGAGAAACTGCGTTGGCATAAATCGTATATTCCAATGGAATTTCTTCCGCTTGAGAGGATTTTAGATTTAGATAAATAGTAGAACCACTTGGTATTCCCATATTGGTTATATCAAATTTAATTAAACTTCTAGCTATATCCTTTGCAGAACCATAGTAAAGTTTACCAACCTCTAATATCTCATCTCTACCGGCGTTTTGTTCGGGTTGTTGTAAATACACGCTGGCATCATACGATGATGTGAAAAATTTATGCATATTATAAAGCTCTTCCTTTTATATCTTTGTTAGGGTATTTTACTTCGAAGATGCAAGGGTCTAAAGATGGATAAACTATCTTACCTTTAATTGCTTCATCTATATTATATCTATTTGGTGAATAGTTTCCATCTCCACCACATAAATTATATATTTTTACGGATGGTACACTCATTACACCCTCTACATTTGCTAATATCAATTCTATTTCTGAAATGTTGATTGGTTTGTTAAATGTCCATTTATCTATATCGAAATAACTTTGTATTTCCGTTAAGCAATTTGCAACAACTTCTCTTTTATTATAATTAGAATAACAAACTACTTCAAAATCAACTCCAATATTTACAATAAATCCATCAATAATATTAACTGCATCAGTCATCATTCTATATTCACCTAAATAGGTTTTAAGATTCTGCTTAACTGTTTGGTTTATTTGAGTTAATTTTTTATTATTATCATACCCCAAAACGTACATATTAATAGCAAATGGATTATTTACTTCTGCTATTGCGGTTTTCTTTTGAGAAAGATATTTAACTAATTCCTTTTGAATTTCTTGCTTTGGTTTATCTTTTAATCCTTCAACTAATCCAACAAATTCTGCTATATTTTTTGGGGATGCAAGTATAGATGATGGAGAATTATTATCAATCTCACCATCGGGACTTACATACACTTTTGCAACACTACCATATCTCTCTGGCATAGATAGGGCTCTAACCATATAATCCTGCTTAGTTACTGCTCTATTTTGAGAACCAAACATTGCTAATGCGTTTTGTCTGATTTCTTCGATGGATTCTGCACCTCTACCACCAACTGCTGCTTCTAAATTTTCAACAGCCACAGTACCTTTTGCTGCGTTATATAAATTTAATTCACTATTGTTTGTAAATGAAAGTAAATCTTCTTCGAATTCAATTCTTCTAATAGAAACCAAATCACCTTGGTTTATATTTGATGCTATACCACCTCCAACTAAATATTTTACAATCAATGATTTATTTACAGGAACAACTCCAAATGTATTTGTTTTTAAAAAGTTAGATGGGTCAATACCTTGATTTAATCTACTAACTGAATTTGCCAATCCCAATCCTACATTTTTAGGATTTGGTAAAATGGTTTCATCATTTAATGAATTATCACCACTACCAAATTGTAATGTAATTGTGTTATCGGAATTTACTTTTGTAGAAAATCTATATGGGACTTTTTGTACTTCTAAAATATACGGAACATCTACTGAATCATTTGATAGTTCGCCTGTATTTGATTGCTTATTTGGTTGTTCAACAAATATACTCTCTTGTGCTAAATATGGTACTTCATACCATTTAATAGTTCCATCATCAGATGTAACAGATGTTATTTGAATGATATTAGTATCAGATAAATCAGCAACAGGATATTCTTCGTATGAACCAAAGTTAATTGTAGAAGATACTTCTCTAGCTGAAATTGCTTTTACTTTTTTAGTTACTAAATATTGTAATGGAGTCCCATTAACATCTCTCTCATATACATCAATTTCTCTATCAGTTTGATTTGCAAAATCTACCGAATCAATAGTTCTAAATACAATATTACTATTTGTAGATGATTCTATCTCCATACCATCTTTTATTTTAAGATAGTATGCGTCGTTTGGTTCATAATTAGGAGCACCTTTCGATGGTACTAATTGATAAACGTTTATAGTCGTTAATGCTGGAGATGTAACTTTTGGTGTATATCCCATAGATTGTGCCAATGCTAAAACGTTTTTACGTTCGGTAGCATGTGCTAACATTGATTCTTTTAATTGAGTATCTTGATAGAATGATAATACATCTCCCAAAGCTGCTGCTTGTTCGATGAATACCATACCAGGCGATGCTTCATTAAAATCTGAATATGTATTTGGAAAATAAGTTTTGGTATAATCAATAAGATTTTGTTTGAAAGAATCAAAATCCTTTCCCAAATAATTTAAAGTTTTCTTAGTTCCAAATGTCTTTTTAATAGGATTTATTGCCATTTTATTTTTCTACATTTATTTGTATTGATTCTGATAATGCTGGGTTAGATGTTAGTGAAAATTTTATATCCAAAGATACTGTATTTACATCTATATCATTTTCATCATAATCAAATATTATTTCATTTATATTCAAATACGGCAACCATATAGAAACAGCCGTTGTTATAGCGTTTTCTATTGAAGTTTCTATATTATCAATTGGTTCAAATAGAACTTTCCAAATATCACAACCAAAATCAGGTTGCATTAATCTTTCTCCCTTTTTTGTAAGAATAAGATTAACTAAGTTATTTTTAGCCTGCGTTAACGTTGTAAAATTAGTTGAAAATACGCCATTAGAATCGGAACTTTGATTTATACCAATTCCCAATACTTTATAGTTATTTTCAACTAAATCAACTACATTAACTTTACCAAGCTCTATTGCCATTATTTAAATCTCTTTACTAATTCTGAATAATCTCTTGTCAATGCCTTTATTGTAGCATCTTGTAATCCATCACCCGTTGATTCGAATGTTGGAACGTTGGATGGTACATCTATATCTCTAAAATCCATAGTTTCCCACTCACTCTCATCAACCCTTAATTCAGGCTTAATCATATCTAATACACTTCCAACCGATTGTGCGCCTTCTTTACGTTGCTCTGCTGAAAATGGTTGTGTCATATTTAAAATCTCATTTATCATAGGGTCTTTTGAAAATTCCCTTTGAGGTTGAGGTTTTTGTTGAATTGGTGCTACTGCTTGTTTTTTAATTGGAGCAGATTGCTTTACTTCCGTCATTTCTCTCAATGATGGAGTTGTTGTTTTTCTTTGTGAGTTTAATGTAACCGCACCAGATTTAATTAATTTAGCTAATTCTTCTTTAACTTGCTGTCTAACTTCTCCTTTGACAACTTCCTTAATTAAACCTACTAATAATTTTGAATCCATAATAATGTGTGTATGTTTAGTAATAAATATAAAAAGATTAAATTTAATCAGGCACTTGATATCCTTTCCAATTAACTATGCCTGGAGCAGGTGGAGCTGGTGGTGGATATTGTGCCATAACTGTATAATTACCCGATACAGATGTTAAGTGTAACTTTGCTGAATTTATAAATGAATTTAAAAATTGTTCGGGATTATTATTTGGTGGAACTTTTATAGCTGTCCATTTACCTGGGTTTAATACAATACCCATAGTTGTTGCTATATTTTTAATTGAACCAGGAGCGGGTATCATTGGTGGAGGAAATGGTGACATCTTCGCTCCCATCCAATATATAATTACAGCAGGTCCAACGACTTCTAAAAATGTTAATACTTTAGCTTTTTGTGTTTGTTCTAAAAATCTTATTATAGATTCTTGCATCAATACGGGATTGCCTTTCATTAATGGTACACCATTTAATGGGTCTTTTCCACTTTTAATAGCAGTATCATATGCCAATGTGAATGCTTTAGCAAAATCACTAATTGTACCATATGCGTTATTTTGCATTTGTGGCAGTAATGTTTTTTTAAATACTCCCCAAGACATATTATTTACTTAAAAAGTTTTTAGAGGATTGGATAGTTTTTAATTTACTTTTAATTGCATTAAATTGTGCAACATTAGTAGGACCGGTAGATGATGGACCGGATGGGGTTAGATACATTTGTTTAGTTATAGCATCTATTAATTCTCCCATTATTTTAACTAACTCACCACCTAATACCATTTTTTGAACATCTGCTCCGGCATCACCTTCGCCTTTATTTTTTCCCAAATATACTTTACCATTATCGGAATTTAAAAATATTTGATTAGAACCTTCGGAATGGATTGTTATGTTTTTCTTATTATGAAAGTATATTTCTTTTTCAGCATCAATTGAAAAATTACCATCAGTTATTATGCCAGTATTTGCTTTACCAAATATAATGAATTCTTTTGCTTTAGCTGATAATACAATTCTATCCGAATTTACAAATAACTGGTCTCCACTTAAGTCCTTTGAGTTGGGGTATTCTTTAAAAGCTACTTTAGTTTTTTTAATTTCTTCTTTAAATGGAACTTTTACTTTATTTGAAGTCATATAGATAGATGTACCATCTTTATTAATATCTTCTTCAATTAATTCACCAATCTTTTTAGAATCTAATTCAGGGTTTTGTTTATTACGAATGAATATAGAAGGTGATGCGGTTTTACCATCTTCCGTTAAATGAAATTCACTAAAACGAATTGTATTACCAACTCTACCACTTATTATGGTATCACCTTGTTTTGGTTTTAGAAACTTAATTTTTTCATTCACTTTATATTCATCGGTAGAATTTTTCTTATTACCTGAATTGGTTTGTCCACCGGAATCTTTTGTTTCTCTTAATGATTTACCACCAGTATTTGCTGAATCAGGTTTAAGACCATCGGTTGGTGTTAAATCAGAATATGTAACATAATCTCGTCTATAACTACTATATGGAGTTACCGAATATGGTAACCAAAAAATATTACTTTTATCTATTTCTAATATGAGTACAGTTTCACCTTTAATCGGCATTGTAAAATTATTCTTATCAAATGGATAAGCATAAAATTCGGTAGTCATATCCGGATATATGTAAGTTATAGCTCCGTATAATCTAGCATCTTTATCGGAAAAATCCTCATTCTTATTG